CGCTTCCATTGCAGCTTTGATTTGTCTCGGTGGCACTCCGCCTTGCGCCAGCTGCTTCGTCATTTCGTTGTAAATGTCGCTGTGCAGCACGCCCTGTTTTGCCAGCGCTTCGTTCTGTTTGTAGATGATGTCCAGCTGCGATTTAGCGTAGTCGAAGCCGCCGCCTTCGCGTATCGCTTTCAGTTGCATGAACGAAGCGATGGTCGAATTGACGCGCTGCCGCGCCTCTTTCGCCTGCTCGGTCGCGCCCTCGAACAAGCTCCCGAGAATTTTACTGATGCCCAAGCCAGCGACGGACGCTCCAAGCAATCCGATCACACCAGTCAATTTGAAAATTGACTTGCCGAACGAAATCGATTGCGCGCGAAGCTTCGCCAGCCTCGTGCTCGCCGCGTTCATCACGCCGCGAAACGAGGCCAGCATCTTGCCACCGATCGCAAAAATTGATACGTATTCGCGCGTCCCTGCCGCCACTACATCGTCACCTCCCTCGCTTGGTAGATTCCTCCATCGCTTTGTGTTCCTGATCTAATTGGTCGCACAGCTCTTGCATGTAGCGGCCCAGTTCTGTGATCGGCAGCCCTATCCAGTAGTCGACGCCGCCGCCTGCGGCACGCGCCAAACGCATCGAGATCGAGCGCAGGAGTGCGGTTACGCTTTGTCCTCGTCCGGCGAGCTGCCACAGGCTTTTAGGACTTCAAGCCGGAGCGGAATATAAATCCGTCTCGGCAATTTGTAGATGACGCCGAGCGGAACATCAGCCAGATTTTTCGCAATGATCGCGTGGTAGAGATGTTTCATTTCCGGCAACGGCATCGCTTCGTTTCGGTCGGTCTTGTAGAGATGCGTGAACTCGCGCTCTGCCCGTTGGAAGTCCTTGCCTGTCATGCTTTCGAAATCCAGAATCAGCTTTTCGAATTTCTCGCCGTCGAATTCAATCGGCGGATCGAGTTTCACGCGCAGCGGCAGAATCGGTTTGTCGATTTACAGGTCGCGATATTGCGTTTGTTCCAAGTTCTGTGCTTCGTCAGTTTGATCATGCTCGTTGTTCTCAACGTGCGCCGGCGCGCGCTCTCGCGTTTGTAGTAGTGTTGGATCCATGTGGTTCTATACCACGCAACGCGTTACAAGCCAATCAGTTGCCGGATGCGTCGTGCATTGTCGACCAGCGTGATGCCATTCGACCAGCGGCACACCGCGTTTTCCTTGTTCAATTCGAACATCACTTTGTCGTTATGCAGACAACGGATTCCGATCAGTTCGTATTCGCTCACCGATTCACCCTTCGTTCCGATTTCCAGCTTGCCGAGATTGAAACTTTTCGGCGCGGTCGTCATGGTGTAACGCCAGCCCTCGTGAATGATTTTTCCGGTCGCGCTGTCGTGCGCCTGCAATGCTGCCCACGCATCGAGAATCGCGCCGTCTTGGATTGTGGCGAACACTGCATCGTCGGTGATCGTAATCCAATTGAACGTCACCGAGATTGCTTGGAAGTGCGCCTGCACTGGCATGTCGATTTCGCCGAAGATCCCGCTGCCCTTCAACGAGTCGGTCAGGTTCTGCAAGTTCGACAGTGTCACGTCCGCCAGACCGATCAAACGGCGGCCGTCCTTAAAAATCGAATAGTTAGCTACGTGATTTGGAATGATCATTTGTTTTTGAATCTCCTTCTGTTGTGGTTATGCGACTGCTGATTCTTCGTCTGTGAAGAGTCCTTCGATAAACGGAACGTAGTATTCGACTCGGAAGTCCAGCCATTCAGCTGGCGTCGGAACTGCGATGTAAATATGGAACGTGAAATGTCCGTCCAGCAATTCCGTGGTCGGATTTTCGTCGTGGCGAAATTCCACGCGTGCGCCTAACAAGGCTTCGCTCGCAGCCAGACCGTCCAGCCACAATTGCAGGCTGTTCACAACCGCATCGATCAGCCGGCGATTGCCAGGTTCGTCGACCTTCTGCCAGATGGTCAACACGATTGTGTTGCCGATGTAGTCGAACATTCGACGCACCGGAATGAACATATCTTTGACGTCGCTGTCTGCCGGATACGCAGCAGTCCGGTTGCCCCAAGACCGCCAGCCACCGATGAAGCTCAACGCGGTCACAACACCGATGCTGTTCAGATAATTCGCATCGAGCAAGTGCATCGGCAATTCGCTGCCGTCCTGAATTTGTAGCGAATTCATCCGCAGATTTTTGTTCGACGGCGAGAAATACGGCAAACCGTTCCCGCGATAGGTGTCCGTCCACTGCATCAGCGGACCTTGCTGCGAAGCGAAATTGAAGACTTTCGACACGCCGTCCACGCCGACCAGCGCTGGCCTGCCGAACAAGCATTGCTGCCGGTTGAACACGATGTTGTTCGTATCTTTCCACGTTTTGACAGCTGTGGCGATCTTGACTGTCGACGTGTCGACATCGATCAGGCAAGTGCAGGCGAAGCAGCCGTTGATGTTCTCGCACTTCGCTTCCATCACCGCCGCGACGGACGCCACTTTCGAGAACGCCGGACAAATGATCACGCCAGGAATCAGGCCAGTCTGTTGAAATACATCTTCGATCACTTCCAAGCCTGTGCGTTTTCCGGTCGCGCCATCGATGCCGCCGATGATATCCGCTGCCACGATTGCAGTCGTGCTCGGTTTTGTTCCGCTCAGTTGAATCGCAGCCGTGTCGGTTGCAATCGCGCCGCCCACGATGCGCGTGATGATCAGCGTATTTGTTTTCGACAGCGACAGCAAAT